AATGGTAAGTATTTATCCTATTCTGCAGATGAGTTTGAGAAGTCAGGGTTAACTTTCTTTGAAGCATTGAATGACACAATAAAGAACAGTCCATCTGATTATCAAATGGTTAGGAATCTTGCATTCTTGTTTGGTAGTAGAGATTACGAAGGAACAGAAAGAGACACAGGCCGACAGGTCAGATTACAATTAGGTAAACTAGGAGCATAGAATGAGTTTTAGGTTAAGTCAAAGGTCATTGGATAGACTCGAAGGAGTACATCCAGATATGACTGCAGTAGTTGAGAGAGCTATAAAACTTTCTAAGGTAGACTTCGGAGTGACGCAAGGAGTCAGAACTTTAGAAGAGCAGAA